ATTCTTCCCGGTCGGCTCTATATACGCCGTCATCGGACCCCTCCCATTGAATTAGGTCTATGTCTATTCCGTTGGTGTCGCCCGTGTATTGATCGAGTGCCGATTTTACGAGTGCCTCAATTTCCCATGCTTCTTTCAGCGAAGTTGAAAAAATGTCCACCTCCAGAAAGGTAAATATAACACTAGCCGCCCCGTCTTTTGTATAGTCCGGCTCTTGGCTTTGGACTTCATATAAGATGCACGGGTTGGCCGTGGTTTGCCCTAGCCTTACGGGTTGAATCCGCGCTGCCGGAACGGTGGCCACTAGGGTGGCGTCACCTGAAAGGATTGTATATATCGCTTCTGGGATCATCTTTTTTCAACCAAAAATCCGCGCCCTTTCGCTTGCCTAGCCAGATACTTTGCCAGCTCTTTGGATACCCCGTTTTGAATCTGCCGCTTTGCGTACCTCCAAGCTGCGTCACGCCAATCCCGTTCGCCCGCTTGTATGTTTTTCGCGGCACCCGGTAGAATGAAATAACCATAAAATCCCGAGCCCTTGCGCTTCGCTTCTGGCCCGGTGTGGATATAGACGTGCCCCTTAGAGTTCTTTTTGTTCGGCTTGGACTTCATCGACTTGCGGAGGTGCCCGGAGCCCGTGTAGTCGTCCCCCAGTTGGGTGTGCGATCCCGCTTTCCGGCCTGAGTCCTTGATCGCCCCGGGGCTTTGAACGGCCCGCAGATATGGCTTCATCTGTTTGCGAAATATCGCCAGTAGCTTTTGCCGTTTGGACATATCTTTCTTGATCCCCTTGATGGCCCGGATCACTTCGGGCATTCCTTCAAAATCGACGGTAATACCAAAATCTGACCTCCCCCCGGCGTATCGCGTACCCCGGGCGGTGCCTCGGCTTTGTGCGGCTAGTCTTTTAGCGAAACTCATTCTTTCCTTTGTGCAGTTATTTCCATCGTTTCGTCGCGGCCCATCCAGACCACACCCAAGATGTCCCAAGTGTGGCCGCCGTAACTGATCCGCATCTCCTCGCTCACCCCGTCGGTGTCTGAGTCATATCGGACCTTAAAAATTACCGAGCGGGTTGCGGTGTTCCGACCGCCCTCGAGCCGTTCGGAGGCTTTCGGATAGCGCACGTTAGCATAGGGGGTGGCGTACGTCGCCCAAGTTTTAACTTCCTCCCCGGTGCTGTTTTGCGTCACCGTGTAGCTCTCGATCGTTATTTGATGCCCGGCGAAAAATCTCATGTAAACGTGCGTCTTGTGTAGTTCATCATCGCGTGCTGGATGGCTGGGCTCTGAATCTCGCTGTAATTCGTTGGGGCTACCGTGTGCCGATTGTCGTAAAGGTCCGAGACAATTAGCATCAGGAGCCCGACATATTCGTCCGGGATGTCGTGATAGGTGGCATAGCCAGCCGTGAAAGCTATTTCTACCGCGTTATCGCGATCGGTGTATAGGTTCGGGAACCTGTCAATAGTTACCTTGCCGCCGTGTAGGTCGTTCCAATAGTCGCTAGTCGATAGCGTCTGCTGGGAGTTGTCCGTGTCGTAATACTTAACCGATGTCACCGCCGTGACAGGGAACTTTTGTAAATCGTTGTAGGTGTGCCATTCGTCCGTGTAGAGCGTATATGTACGCGATTGAAGCACGATCCAAGTGTGGTGCTCGATTATCCCCACCGCTGCGCTGATTAGCGTTGCAATGACTTCATCCTGATCCGTGCCCGTGACCCGGAGGTATCTTTTCACCCGGTCAATCGGGTAGGCTAATCCTTTCGGCTTATCGCCTTCGCGTATCTTCATGCTTTAAAAAATAAGGGGGTAGGGATTCAGCCCCACCCCCCTGAATTATGAATGAACAACAAAAAATTAAGCTACCAAGCTGGTCGCCTTAACAAAGGCACCGCCAGAAACAAGGCTCCAGTCCACATATTTGTGAACGACAAGCCGAATCTGAGCGTCTCCCGCGTTGGTGTATGGGTCAACAAAGATGGACAGGCCACCCCATTCTCCCATATATACGCGGCTGAAGTCTCCAAAGATGAAGTCACCGGAAACGCCCGCGCTGGAAGTAGCAGCCACCGTAAAGTGGAACGGGTAACCGTTTACAATATGCTGCGATGGGCTAAGCGTTTGAGTGATAGCCGGGGCTACGCTAGCAACTGAAGCAGACTTTTTCAAGTCGTTGATCAAGTTGGTGGCACCGACGTAAGCCAAACGGCCATTCAGTCCCTCAGCGTCGGCCAGAGTCATTTCGGCTTCGACAAGGTCGCTGAAGATAGAAGCGTTGGCCGTATAAGTGGCTTCTGTGAATGTACCTACCCCAGACGTAGCGGCCAGCGATGTGGGCGCGTTGGAAACGGTTGCGGTACTAAACAGAGCGGCGTCGAGAGCGGAAGCGGTAGCGCGTCCGAGGTCGGCCATTACGGCTCCCTGTGCCCCGGCGTTCTGAATCGCCAGCTCGTTGCTGATGTTAACGTATCCAGTCAAGCGGTAAGGAGTCAAAGTATCCTTGCCGAAGTTGGCTCCGACGTCAGTAGCCGAAGAGTTCTCAGCAGAAGCCCAAGCGAGCGAGTGCTTGCCCACTACGGGGATTTTGTAGTCTCCGGTCAGCCCGGTTACCATGTTAATTCCTACTTGGCTGTAAATGCTATTTTCACGCAGCGCGTCAACGTATGGAGCGACGGCAGTTCCAGCGATAGCCGAAGTGGCTTGGTCGATGTCTGTTCGTTTTTCGATGAATCGGCTTGGGACGTTGATCGTGTTGCTGGCGTACCCTCGAAACTCGTTGCGAGCCTCTTGGTTCATTTCAGCAGCAACTCCGGTCAGTTGTCGGCCCTCGGCCAAATCCTTAACGGCTGCAAATAGGTTAAATTTCTCGGCAGCTTTTCGCTCGTCCTTATTCAGGCCGGTTTGTACGCTAGGCGCGGCCATCCGTGCAATGCGCTCGGCTTCGGCTTTCTCCATCCGCTCGGCGGTGGCGATGCGCTCGTTTAACTGCTCTAATTCATCAAGCTTGGAATTGATAGCGGCGAGTTCATCCGTTGTTGGATTGTCACCAGCTACACCCTCCCGAAGTTCGACGATCTCCGCATCTAGGGCGGTGCGGCTGTCTTTCAATTCTTGGGTAATCATTTTATTCTTAAATTATTATTTGCAAAATAAACCAGTAAAAGGGGTTCACCCTTGTAACTTTGTTTGTAAATGCCTGTGCTTGCTTTTGGCCAATTCGAACGCGGCGCGATTATCGACCACCTCGATGCTATCCATGCCCCTTGCCAGCGTTGCCGTGGTGTCAGGATAGGCCGGGACCGTCACCGGGCCCATTTCGAAAAGCCGACCGATCTGGGTGATAGTTCGCTCATAGGTGCCGTCATCCATCTTTTCCCACTTGTCGCCGTCTGGGGCGACGGTAAACATAAAGCTCGACCCCTCGACAATCCCATCTGAAATGAGCTGCTGGACATCTTTCCCCGTGCTAGTCTCTGGGGTTTTGTAGCGGTATTGAATCCCCGCTGGGCTAGTGTCCAGAGTAGCTGAACCGTTTTTGGTCCGGGCTAGCACGTTGTCAAAATTGTGGTTGAAAGTGATAAACACGTCGGACGTGTCTACACCGTCGAATGCCGTTGGCAATATTCGTTCTTTGAATCCGCCAAGATCAGCAGACCAAGCGTCAAAGACTACCCCGGCACCGCTGATAAAAGTTTCCCCGCTTTCCGCTCGTTCCTCGACGACCGTTCCGGGAATGAATCTAGTTTCCTTCTCCATTGTTTGTTTGATTTTGCAGAGGATTTGCGTAAAGGTCGCCGCCCTCTATTTTGTTTAAATCTTCAAGCTCCCGGACATCGTTCGCCGAAAGTACCTGTATTTCTCTCATCGTGCGGTAGAATTGCGCCCGTGCTGCGCTATCGCCTCGCATCAATCCATTCGCGTTCCATTTGCAGTAGGTTGTTTCGCGCTCGCTTGGCTTGATCAGCTTATTGTCCACTTCTGATTCAAACGCCCGGATGATTGGCATCAGGCAGTAAGTCACAAACTCAATCCCCATGAGTTCCACGTTGTTCCAAGTTGCCCGGCCCATCTCGCCGATCATGTGCGGAGGAACCCTAAAAATGGAAGCAATCTCATTCTTTTGGAATGTGCGCGTGTCGAGGTACTGCGCATCGCTCGGGGCGATACTTAGCGGGTTGAACTTCCAGCCGCCGTCTAAGACTGCTGTCCGCTTGCCGCCCATGCCATAGAGGCTGTTCCAGCTTGCCCGGACCTTCTTCGCCACTTCTGGCTTTAGGGTTCCGTCGTATGTTAGCAACCCTCTCGGCGTCGCGTCCTTTTCGTAAAACTCGCGCCCGTACTGCTGAGCCGCCAATCCTAACTGAATCGTTTCCTTTTGGGCCGTCAACGGGCTGACTCCCTCGTATCCATTCAAGGATAGGCCCATCACATGAAAGACTTCATTTTTGCCAAAGACCAAGTCCGGCCCGTCGTTTTGTTCCAAGACGTAGACTATTTGGTTTTCCGCCATCCGTGGTTCCAGCCCGTGAATCGGCAAAAGTGCCACCGGGTCGCCGTTGCCATTTCGCTCAATCAGCGAATAGTGGTTCCCGTTGGAATATATCATGTCTAGCACGGCGAGCCGCGTCCATGTCAGGGCGTCTTGATACTCGTTCGGCGACTGGGTCAAAAGGATGTGCGCCGGGTGCTGGTCCGCCTTTTCTGATCCTTGCGTGGTCCGCTGGCGGATAGACCTCGGGAGCCCGGCGATCGTCGCGCTAATCAGATCGACACACGCCCACACGGCTGACAAAGCCAGAGCGGTGTCCTCGTTTACCTGTTTGGTGTTGCCCGTCATCCCCGCAGTCAGGAGGCTATCGACCGGGGTTCCGCGTTTTTCGGCTCGCGTTATTTCTAATCCAAAGAGTTTCATATCATTTTTCCCATGCTGCTCACGGCAGCGTCTACTTCGTCCTGAGGGACTTCCCAGACGGCCAGTTTGGCTACATCTGTTTCGTCGTTTATCTCCGCCTCTAGTTCTGCGAAACGGGTGTATAGTGCCGCCCGCTGCTGCGTGAATTGTGCGGGGAGTGGCTTATTGGTGTCCTTCATGCGTTGGCTATATGGCCGGGCCGCCCGTTGTACTTTGTCCATCGCTTCGCGCAGTTCCCGGAGCTTGGTTCGCCTGATTTGGTCTATCGCCTTCTCGACAAAGTTGCCATCCATGTCTACGACGTCATCGAAGGGCTGGGCTTTGACCTCGTACTCCCAGCGTGATTCAGTTGAGTTGTAGACTATATCCCCCAGCATCTGCGCCTTCGTTATTTTTGGTGTAAACACTCGGTGATAGCCGTATTGGTTCCGCTTGTCCAGCGTGTCGAGGTCGATGTGTTCATCGAGTTGAGGATCGTAAACTGATTTGGGTGTTTGCCGGACCTTGCCGACTACCGTGTTATTTTCTACTTTAATCCACATTTTAAAGTTCGTCGTATGTTAAACCATTGCCGTTGTTATAAATCGCCGCTATTTCGGCGGCTGAGAGTTCTCGATTCCAGACAGAAACCTCGTCGAGGTCGCCGTTCATAAAACTTCCGGCATTTGACGCGCCGATCTGAACAGCTCCCGTCGTCGTGCCTATATCCGTCGTAAATGTGTTCACGATATCGGTATCTGAGACGGCTGACCCATTCACGTACAAAGTGACCCCACTCGCCGCGCTACTGCCGTCGAATGTTACGGCAAAATGATACCAGTTTGTCGTATTATACCCAGAAGTCGAGCGGACGAGGATTTTGTCATTATTGGTTCCGGCGTCTTTAGTGTGTAGCCAATAGAGTCTATAACCCCCCGGTGACCCGTGTCTATAAAATTGATATCCGTCCGTTCCGTCGTATTTTGAAAAAATAACGTGTGGCCCAGTTCCTGTTGAATTTGCCTTAAACCAGGCGCAAATAGTCAGAGGGTCACTACGATCGAACTCAAAATCCGCGACGTCTCCAGCGTCAAAATAATCTCCTGTTCCATCGAAGTCGATGGAGTTCCCGACTTTCCCGGTCTGCGAATAGGTCGGATTTCCGTTTTCAGTTCCGTCGTTTGAGGCGTGTGAATCGGTGATCCCACCACTCGCGTCGTCCATGCTCCAGTGGCTTATGAGTCCCTCCTTCACGCCTGCGGTGAAATCCACGTAGGCGTTCCCGCTTCCGTCATTATAGAGTTGTTGGATTTCGTGTGGCTCCAAAGCCCTCGACCATACGCCTACTTCGTCTATGAGGCCGTCAAAGTGGTTCCCGAAAGTGCCGCTAATATCCCTCGCCCCTATCGAACTATCGTCGCTATTATTGTGAATTGCCCCTGCGTTTGTGCTAGTCGAATACTCAACTCCATCTATGT